AGTAAACTCTTTACCTTTTGTTCTTTCATTAGTTCATATATTTTTATACATGCTAATGGTACAATGTCAGCAGTTGCGAAACCTTGTACTGGATAATTTTTTATTTGTGTACTGTAACTCGATCCACCCCAAGGCATTCTCTCTGCATATGGAAAGGAATACTCTCTTCCTGTAGGTGTTTTAATTCGTTTAAGTTTAATAGCTTCTGTTTGTAGTTGCTTATGCCACTCTGTTATATCTCTGTATTTTTCTGCAAATCTTCTGTAATATCTTTTCTCTTCTTCTGTTCCTGTAATGCCTCCATATAAAGGCTTAAACGTATGTGCCTTTGCATCTTGTCTGGATACACCAATAATATCAGCTGTATACTGATGCACATCTATTTTATTTTTTATATCTTCCATTCCCTGTTTATCCTGTGCTAGAAACACAGCTGTTCTAAATTCTAATTGTGAAAAATCTACCTCAAGAATACGACCACCCTCAAATCTAGAAACTACAACCTTACGAATAGGAAAAGTTCCACCCCGTGGTTGATTCTGAAAATTAGGATCACGACTTGATAGCCTTCCTGTTGCTGTTACTGCCTGCATAAACTTAGGATGTAAAATATTCCTTTCATTTTTAAATGATTTAATTCCTGCAACAAAAGTATGTAAATAAGTATCCACTGAATTATATCTTATAATAGCTTCTATAAATTCTTTTAACTCACCCTCTGCCTCACCTACAATTTTTCTTAAAGTCAGTCTATCAGTTCTAAAACCAGCTTCAGCAATATCATACACACCCATAGGTCTTTGATTAAACCCTGCAACCTTTGCTAGCTTTGCATAGGTATAACCTTCCCCATCACACTCTGCACATTTAGTATAATTTTTGTACGGACTACCATCCTTTCTAACTTTTTGTATGACACCCTTACCTTTACAAGGTATACATTGTTCTGCCGTTGTTTTATGTATAATCTCTGTATTAATTCTAACTAAATCCCTAAAATAAGTACGTGAAAATCGTGGTCTTTTTTTATTTTTACCTGTATGTTTATCAATACCTACATTAAATAAACGTGCCCATTCCTTTTTATCTTTAGGTTTTTTAGAATAGATTAACCACGACAATTGTTCAGGACTAGCTAAACTAATTGTAGTATCACCCATCTTTTCATATACAATCTTGGCTATTTTTTGACCTAAATAAGTAAACTCTGCATTATACTCTCTTTCAACTGAAAGTAAAGTTTCAGAGTCAATGTAAATACCATTGCGTTCCATATCAGTTAATACAATTAAAAATTCATTCATCATTTTAGCTGTTCTTAGTAGTCCTCTGTTTTGTTCTGATTTAAAATCATCCATCTGTGAATCAAATAATTTCCTTGTTATTTCTACGTCTATACGACCATATTCTTCTACCGTATCTGCATCTATATTTTCTAAAGACCTACCCAAATCCATTTCTTCCTGTATTAATTTACTTTTTTCACCAAGATTTCTACGCTTACAACACATATCCAGTGTTAAACTTTTACGTATACCACGATTTAAAATATATTCACCTAACATTGTATCATATACTTTTCCTTCATATTTAAATCCTGCTTCTAACAACCACTCTAAATCAAATTTTATATTGTGTCCAACTAATAATGTTGTCTTATCTAATGCAGCTTGTATTTTATAATAGCAACCTTCGTCTACCCTTTGAGTATGGTTTGTAAAATAATACTCATCATTAATTCCTACACTTACCAAAATATTCTTTGGGTTAAAAGGCAATGGATCTTTACCACCATGCCCTGTCTTTTGATAAGATGTTTCTACGTCTACTATGCTAATCACTATACCTACTTGTATATCTATCTATAATACAAGATGGATCTCCATGCCACCCTGTTATTTTATTCTTACTCACATTTAATACTCTCGCATTATTAGTTGGATCAGCAGTAGTATTACTTCCAATGCCAATAATCAAATCAGCCTCGGCTGCCTTACCTGTTTTAGAATTTTCCATCATATCAAATGATATACTGTTTCTATTATGTGCATCTGCTGATGCCTGTGATATAGCTATCACCACACAGTTTCTTCTCTTAGCTATCTCTCTTGCACTGGTATAAATAGCCCTTAATTTTTCATCAGTTCTTGCATAAGAACCTGTAATACCTATCTTATCTAGCTGATCAATTACAACAACATCTGGATTATATTTTTCACAATGGCGATCAATATCCTGAACTGTCCAATCAACTGTATCAATCATTTCAATATTATCTTTTATTCTTTTCCATTCTTCGTAAGCCTCACCAATATTTTCGCTGATCTGTTCTTTATTTAATCCTGTAAAACAAGTGATAGCCCTCATTTGAGTACGTACTGCAGGTTCCTCATTAATAAATGCATGTATCTTTGCACCTTGCTCGGCAAAACCACTAGGTCCAGCAACAAGGCTTACCCAAAAAGCAGTCTTGCCTACTTCGGGTCTTGCAAATACAATAACCAAATTTCCAGGTCCAACACCACTAATATTTTCTTTTAATCTCATTAAATTAAATTGCCATTTACTTATTACATTTAACTGTTTAATTAAATCTTCAATATCATCGGTTACAGATTCCAATTTTTCTTCAGGTAATCCTTTCTTGTGGTCTTCAATAATTTTATTAATAATATCAAACTCAGCAGGTTTACCATTAAATATTTCTGTAGCTTCTATAGCTATACGCTGAGCCACATCTCTTTGTGACATGATATTAACAATATCTTTAGCAATAGCTTCACTAGGTTCTGTTGTTTCTTTAATGTCCTCAACAAGTTCACTGAATTGTTCCTTGGCTGCACGAGTAAGTGCTGGATTATAAACTCCTGTGTGTAGGGTATACAATTCATCAACACTTAAATCGGCATCGTACTTTTCATGTGCCTTTTGTATAGTTTCAAACAAAGCACCGAAGCTACCTTGAAATACATTCCTAGATATTTGTCCTTTGTATTGAACATAGAATTTCTTATTCAACATTAACTTAAGTATTTGTTTTTCTATCATTTTCTATACTCCTTTTCTATATAAACCTCTAATTCGTTTATTAAAAATTTATATATTTTTTTACCATGTATAATCTGATAGTCTCTGTTTATCAAATTAGGATTTTTTATAATATAAGTATCTGGAAAAATCCGTTCATTGTTTTTATTTTTATAAGTTATATCAACTCGTAAATCATTTTTTAATCTAAAGTCAGCAATTCCTATGCTATTATCTTTCCAAACAGGTTCTCTTATTTCATATTTATTTATCATTACATCCCTGACTTTCTCATTCGATTAATTTTATCTTCAACTTCATGGGCTAACCTTCTATTGTCCTGCCTCAATTCACAAATTTCTTTTTCGGCTTCTTGTCGTAGCTTATATTCCTTCTTGTACATCTCTTCCCAATTAGTCTTATTTTCCATAGAACATTTCCTTTATTTCTTCTGTTTTAAAATATTTTAAATCATCTGTTAGTGTTTTAACATGAACATTTTCAAATCCACCGAGCCTTAATTCACTGGCTATCTCAAATGATTTGGTTGTTGCATCCCTGTCTAATGCCACATATAAATTCTTGTAGGAATTTAAAAATTTTTTATGGGATTGCTTTAATGACGTACCCATAATAGAAACTCCTGTAAGTATATTAGATACAGCACAAGCAGAAGCACAGTCTTCTACAATAACTGCATCATCACATATACCACATATAAAAGGCACATCCTTATTAGCATACATATACCACTTAGGATATGTTGCTGAACTCAATGCCCTGCCTATTGCTCCAACATGTTCATGTGCTTTGTGTTCATTCCTAATTAAGAATACAACTCGATCCTGTTTTACATCATACTTAATATCTGCTCTACCCCAAGACCATGCTTCCCAACAATTGTTTTTATGTAGGTACATCATGGCTTTCTCATTTGAATGTACGGATTTAAAACTGTCAGGTAAATAAAATTCTGTATCCAAACTTTCATCTTTCTGTTTGAATGTTGTATTAACATAACTCATATTTTTCTCTCCTTGTTTCTTGCCTTTAGCAGTACAAGATGCATGGAAACAATACCAACCTATACTACCATCTGTTGTATTAACTGTAAGAGTATTCTTGTTACTACAAAAAGGACAATCCATTCTCATCTCTGTATCTGGTGGAATTAATAGTCCCTCGACCACTGCTAGTTGTTGTTTAAAATTCATTTAAAATATTTATTGCCACCTTTTTTTAATAATCTAACATGCGTAATATTATAATTATTATTTTCAGTAAATTTATAATCTTTACTTTGCATATCTCTTTTTAATTCCTCGTAATATTCTTTAACTTCACCAAATATAATCTTTTCATATAATACACGTATTTTAGGAAAGTATACCCAATCTGTACCAGGGAATCTAAAAAGATTTTTAAATTTAGCTACATAAATTTGAAGATTTTTATTTTTAGCTGCAGGAATTTTAGTATTAATAATAAATCCCCAATGTCTCCATGTGACAAAAATTTTTCTATCACCTTTATCTATATTATCTTTGTCATATTTTAAAAGACTTTTAATTTTACTCATAATATTACTTCCAGCTGTTGACTAAAATTCATACCCAAGTACCTAAAATATTTTCTTTTTCTTTTTTTATATTATTAGAATCTTCTTCATAGGTAATTGTAAATCTTGTACCAGAATAAAAAGTATCTGATTCTATTTTTGCTAATCCTTTATCCATATGCAATGCTAATGTATCTTCAAGCATTTCTATGGTTGGCTCTGTATTAAATAACATTTCAGTTGTACCAAATATACCAAAGCCATAAAATCTAATTTTGTATTTTTTCATTCTCTTTTTCTATACCACACTTTTGTTTATTTGTCAAGTGCTTTTGTTTTTTTCTGTACTTTATTATTTTTAATGGTGGAAGAGTCCCATTGTGATACTCTGGGTTTTCCTTTTTTAATTTTGTCCAGTAAGACGGGTGTTTGTATTCTGTTGTCATAAGCAAATGCCTCTGTATTTTGTGCGTTAGCTCCTATATAATTTCTTAGCTTTTACTTTTTGTTGTATGTCTAATCTAAATTTTTTACCTAACCTAATAAGAAATTCTGCGTATTCATGTGGATAGTATTTATATTTTCCATAGT